GAATTAAAAGTCAATGTTATAATGGATATGCGGGAACATCATATGGGATATAGAGAAACGGCAAGAAAGTATAGCCTTGTACGGCAGTCAGAAGCCTCAGCAGCCAATATGGTCCAAAGATGGGAACGCATATTTTTGGAAGAAGGAGCCGAAGGTCTTATGAAAGAAAGACGAGGCAAGGCTTGTTCCGCTAGCGGAACAAGGAAAGGAAGACCGCCGAAGCTGGATAAAAAGGTCGAGGAAGATTTAATCGCCGAAAATCAACGTTTGAGAATGGAGATAGAATACTTAAAAAAACTGAGTGCCTTAGTTCTTGCGGACGAGCGAAAGAACGGGAAAAGGCGGAAATAATTTCTGAACTAAGGCAAAGATATCCGTTGAAAGACCTGTTGCAAATATCGGGAATGGCTCGTAGCACATTCTATTACTATCTGAGTCATCCAATCAAGGATAAATACGAATGTGAAAAGCAGGAGATAACAGCTATATTCAACGCCAACAAAGGCAGATATGGCTACCGTAGAGTACTGATGATAATGCGTAAAAAGGGGTATGTGATCAACCACAAAACCGTTTTTAAGCTGATGAAGTTGCTCGGTCTGAAAGGTAAACAACGCAAAAACGGAAAATACAATTCGTACAAAGGCGAGGTTGGCAAGATTGCAGAAAATCTTTTAAAGCGAGATTTCAAGGCAGAAAAACCATTTGAGAAACTGACGACAGATGTAACTCAATTCAAGGTTTGCGATACAAAGGTTTATCTGTCTCCTGTGATGGATCTATTCAACCGAGAGGTTATTTCCTACTCCATTTCATTAAGTCCTAATCTGGAACAAGTCAGAGAAATGCTCGATGGCTTGTTTGGCAAACTGCCTGATGGTGCAACTCCGTTGTTTCATTCAGATCAAGGGTGGCAGTATCAGCACACAGAATACCAACGCCTATTAGCTGAACACAACATTAAGCAAAGTATGTCCAGAAAAGGAAACTGTATGGACAACGGTGCAATGGAAAACTTCTTCGGCAGGCTTAAGGTTGAGATGTTTTATGGCGAAAAATTTGAAAGCGTTAACGCTTTCATTGATGAATTGAAGAAATACATTCATTACTACAACAATGAAAGAATTTCTCTCAAACTAAAAGGAATGAGCCCGGTACAATTCCGAACTCATTCTCAAAATACTTAATACATTTTTTGTCTAAACTTTGGGGTTCACTTCACCGCAAGGCTCTTTTTTTATGCCCATTGCCAAGGAGGTGAAACAGAATGTCAGAGAATTTCGGCTTGAAAATAGGTCTTGAGGGCGAAAAGGAGTTCAAGAAATCCCTCGCCGAGATAAACAACTCGTTCAAGGTCCTCGGCTCCGAAATGAAGCTTGTGGATTCTCAGTTCGATAAGAACGATAAATCCGCCGAAGCCCTAACTGCCCGGAGCGAGGTTCTGAATAAGGAAATCGACGCACAAAAACAGAAAATCGAAACCCTCCGTTCCGCCCTCGAAAATGCCGCCGAGTCCTTTGGAGAGAACGACCGCCGCACACAAAGCTGGCAGATACAGCTGAACAACGCGCAGGCGGCTTTGAACGGCATGGAGCGTGAACTTAGTTCCAACAACACCGCCCTTGAAAAGGCTGACAAAGGCTTTGACGAAGCCGGAGATGATGCAAAGGACTTCTCCAACTCCGTCAAGAAAGCCGCCGATACCAGCGAGGACGCTGACGGGAAACTGAGCAAACTCGGGGATACTGCAAAGAAAATCGGCGCGGCTCTCGGGGCTGCTGCGGCAGCAGTCGGAACAGCCTGCGTTGCCGCAGGAAAAAAGCTGTGGGATATGGCAAACGATGTGGGTTCTGCCGGTGACCAGATAGACAAGACCTCGCAGAAAATCGGAATAAGCGCCGAAAGCTACCAAAAGTGGGGCTATGTATTTGAGCGCTGCGGCGCTGACGTGAACAACCTCCAGACGGGCATGAAAAAGCTGTCCACCGTCATCACGGACGCGGCGGGCGGCTCGGATTCAGCAGCCGAAAAGCTGTCCGCTGTCGGGCTTTCCATCGAGGAACTGAACGGTAAATCCCAGGACGAACAGCTGAGCATGGTAATCACAGCTCTGCAAGGCATGGAAGCAGGCGCAGAGCGCACCGCCGCCGCAAACGACCTTCTCGGAAAATCCGCTGTGGACATGGCGGCTGTCCTGAACACAAGCGTAGAGGAAACCGAGCGTCTGAAGCAGGAAGCCGAGGATTACGGCATGGTTATGAGCAACGAAGCGGTAGCTGCGTCTGCTGCTTTTGAGGACAGCCTTACCAAGCTGTCGCACACCGCAGGCGGTCTGAAGAACCGCATGGTGGGAGAACTCCTGCCGGGAATAACGCAGATCACAGACGGACTTGCCGACCTCCTCGCAGGCAACGAGCAAGCGGCGGACGAACTGAAAAGCGGCGTTACATCAGTTATCGACACTATCCGAACGCTGATTCCGCAGTTTGCGGAACTCACAACTTCGATTGCGGGAGCGGTCCTCGAAAGTGCTCCCGGTATCATCAAGGCGCTTGCGGACGGACTTCTGTCGGCTATCTCCGAACTTACTCCGACCATCGCCAGAATTGTGACCGAGATTACTTCGGCTCTGGTGGGACTGCTGCCGCAGATAGTTTCGGCGGGAGCGGATATTCTGCTGTCGCTTATCAAGGGCATTGCGGACACGATTCCGCAGCTTGTTCCGCAGATAGTCGCTGTTGTCGTGGAGATAGTGAAAACGCTTGTGGACAATCTGCCGCTTATTTTGGACGCAGCTTTACAGCTTATAATGGGACTTGCACAGGGTATTCTTGACGCTCTGCCTGCACTCATTGAAGCGCTGCCGCAGATAATCACGGGAATCGTGGACTTCCTCATCGGTGCGATACCGCAGATAATCGAAGCGGGAATACAGCTTCTAACCTCGCTTGTTACCGCTCTGCCGGATATAATTGCGGCAATCGTGGAGGTAATTCCGCAGATAATTGACGGAATAATCAAGGCGGTGATTTCTGCAATTCCGCTTATCATCGAAGCAGGAATAAAGCTGCTTGCCGCGCTTGTGCAGAACCTGCCGACAATCATCACGACCATTGTTGCAGCAATACCGCTGATTATTTCAAGTGTTGTTAATGCAGTAATCGGTGCAATTCCGCAGCTTGTTGCGGCGGGCGTTCAGCTGTTTATTGCGCTGATTGAAAACCTCCCGACCATCATCGTGGAGATAGTCAAGGCGATTCCGCAAATCATAAGCGGCATTATAGACGCATTCGGAAGCTACTTTGGCAAGATGGCGGAGGTCGGCGGCAACCTGCTGAAAGGCCTGTGGCAGGGTATTTCTGATGCGGGCGCGTGGCTTTGGAATCAGATAAGCGGATTTTTCGGCGGCATTGTGGACGGAATCAAGGACTTCTTCGGAATACATTCTCCGTCAAAACTGTTCGCGAACCTCGGCGGCTTTATGGCAGAGGGACTTGGCGAGGGCTTCAGCGATGAGATGAAAGACGTTTCAAAGAGTATGCAGAACGCTATCCCGTCAGATTTTGACCTCGATATGAACGGCACGGTTTCGGGCTTAAACGGAGTACAGACGCAGGCGTTTGATGTAACAATTCCGCTTAGCATTGACGGTGTACCTCTCACAAAGGTAATATCCCGAATACAGTGGAACCAGAACAAGGTGACGGTAAGGAATGCAGGGGCGGTGTGATGGTTGAGATAATCGTAACTGAAAACGGAAATGTTCGTGGTGTGTTTACACGGGTGATTTCAGCATCGCTTACCGACAGTCTGAACGGAGAATGCACCTTTCAGTTTTCCGTGATTTCATCGATGGCTTCGGAGATATTCACGGGGTTGGAGGTACAGCTGAAAAGTGACACGCTGAACTACCTTTTCAATGTTGTGAAAGTTTCAAAATCCCTGTCAAACGGCATTGCGATTTGCACCGTGGAGTGCGAGCACAAGTCCTACGAACTGAACAACGATGAATACAAGCTGACTGAATTTGACTTCGAGGGCGCTCCGGGTGAGTGCCTTATTTCTTTGCTGCAAGGC